AGTTTGGTGACCGACATCTCCTCTTATTTGGAGCGCACGGACACGGCCACGATTGAGAAGATCCCGACCTTCATCATGTTGGCGGAGCAGGTTATTTCTACGGAAATCCAGTTCCTGGGCAACTTGACGGTTGTGACTAGCACGATGAACGTCGGCGAGCCCATTATTGTTAAGCCGGCAAGATGGCGCAAAACCGTATCCATCAACCTTATTGACAACAGCCAGCGTCAGCCGGTGTTCTTGCGTAAGTATGAGTATCTGAGGAATTACTGGCCTAACGCCACTCAGAGGGATACGCCCGTATATTACTGCGACTACGACTATACGCACTGGCTGGTAGCGCCGACGCCTGATTTAGCTTATAACTACGAGGTCCTGTACTACGAGCGGGTGCAGCCTCTAGACGTTGCGAATCAAACAAACTGGTTTACTCAGTACGCTCCCCAGGCGATGTTGTACGGCAGTCTTCTGCAGGCGATGCCGTTTCTAAAGAATGATGAGCGGATGCCGATGTGGCAGGCTCAGTACGATCGGGTAATTGCCACACTCAAAACAGAGGACATTGCCAGGATCGGTGACCGTCAAACAGTCGTGAGGGATTCATAATGAGTTTTATTAGCCCGTTCGGCGGCGACGTCATTCAGCCTACCGACGTCTCCTACCGAAGCATCTCTCTAACGGCTAATACGACGCTTTTTTGGCCGGTCAATGGTAACGCCGCGGGTGACGTAATTGCCCGCATCATGGACGTTTCTGCGGCTACTGCAGGGCTAGCGATCACCCTCCCTGCTGCGAACCAGGCCTCTGTCGGTCAGGATAGCCTAATCCGCAACACTGGCGCGAACTCATTTAATGTGCTGGATAACGCGGGTGGAGCGGTGGCTACGATCGCCGCTGGGCAGGCGCGTTACATATACATCACCACTAACACGACGGCTGCCGGGACCTGGGGCTCTATTGCCTTTGGTGTTGGGTCTTCTAACGCCGATGCCGCCACGCTTGCTGGGTACGGTCTCAAGGCGATCTCCTCCACGCTTAATACTGCGCACCAGGTCAACACGTTCTCTAATGCCTATACGACGGTTGCGGCAGACAGGGCGGATACTTTTGTCTGGACGGGCGGCTCAGATACCCTGACTCTTACCTCGGCCGTTACGCTTGGCAATGACTGGTTTATCTTGGTTCGTAACGGTGGCAGCGGCAACCTTGCTGTTGTACCTAGTTCTGGCCAGTTGATTGACGGCGCAAATTCAATTTCTTTGGCTCCCAGTGACTCGTGCATGATTTGCTGCTCTGGGGCCGCTTTTTTTACTGTTGGATTGGGCAGAAGCACTCAGTTTAACTTTACGCAGCTTACCAAGGCGGTTTCTGAGGGGACGTATACCCTATCCGCCACCGAGGCCGCTAACGTCATTCAGAAATACACCGGGACAATCATTAACCCTGTGACGGTGGTGCTGCCGCAGACGATCCAGGTTTACTACGTTACGAATCAGTCAAGTGGCTCAATCACTTTTACGACTGGGGCTGCAGGCGCTGCAACTGTTGCGGTTCCTGGCAGTCAGCAGGTTATTTTGCTCTGCGACTCGGTAAATTTATTTAACGCCTCTACAATCGCTGTCGGAGGCTCGTCGGTTTCGCTTGTAAGTGGCTCAGTGGGTTCGCCTTCTTTGTCCTTCTTATCGGAGGCCTCAACCGGGATGTACTACGTTGGCACCGGGGAGATTGGCCTGGCCATACTTGGTATCAAGAGGTTTGGTCTTAGTGCAACCGGGCTAACGATTAGCGGCTCCGGCACATTCACGGGTGGGGTATCTGGCGGGGTGTTCTGAGATGACTAAGAAGGTTTTTTCTCTAGATACTCAGCCGGGTGTACAGCGCGACGGGACGCTATTTGACAAAAATTTCTACACCGATGGGCGTTGGGTAAGGTTTCAGCGCGGCAGGCCCCGTAAGATCGGTGGATACCGTATGCTTTCTGACCAGCTTGCCGGGCCCTCTCGAGGGATGTGGTCCAACGCCACAAACGGGATCAACCAGATTTTCTCGGGCTATAGCGGTGGCCTGCAGCAGCTGGTGATTGACAACAACGGAAACGGCCAGGGTATTCAGAACTTTACGCTGTCTAACTTTACCGTTAGCGCCAACAACCTCTGGCAGTTTGACGGGTTCTATGACGTTGGCGGTAACGGCGTAGGCTCAATCGTAGCTCACCCAGGGCAGAACCTTGCAGCAATTGATAGCTCGGTCAACAGGCCAGTGTTAATTGGAGACATCAACGGCACAACGATGTCCAAGATTGGCGTTTTTACTGCCTCTATTACTGGCAACAATACGAACGTAGTAACTCTTGCGGCGGCGAATCCGTTGGTTGGGGTAGGCCAGACAATGACCGGCACCAATGTCCCGGCTAATACGGTTGTCGTAGGTGTTAACACTACATCGGTGACCGTTAGCAACGTTGTCCCGTCTGGAACCATTACCGCCACGTTTGACAACAATGTAGACGTCTCTGGGGGCGTAGTCTCGCTGCACCCTTACGTCTTCGTCTACGGCAACAACGGATTCCTCAAAAACTGCTCGGCCGGGAACCCTTTAAATTGGGTTGGATTGGATGCAAACGAGGTTAACGTTGCCACCGGGAAGATTGTGCAGGGGCTGGCCGTTCGAGGCGGTAGCAACTCCCCCTCTGGCCTGTTCTGGAGTCTGGATAGTCTAATCCGCGTTTCTTATATTGGCGGCGCTGGTACTCCCCCTCAGTTTTGGCGTTATGAGACGGTCTCAGGTCAGTCTTCTATTATGTCTAGCCAGTCTGTGATTGAGTACGACGGGATTTATTATTGGTGTGGCGTTGACAGATTCTTGCTCTACGGCGGAACCGTCAAGGAGATCCCTAACGACTTTAACCAGAACTATTTCTTTGACAACCTTAACTATTCGCAGAGGCAGAAGGTCTGGGCGACAAAGGTGCCACGGTTTGGCGAGATTTGGTGGTTTTATCCTCGAGGGACGTCAACTGAGTGCAACGATGCGGTGATCTTTAACGTCCGTGCTGGGGTATGGTATGACGCTGGCCAGGCTTTAGGGGCCCGCAGGAGTGCCGGGTACTTCTCTATGGTCTTCCCATACCCGATCATGGCACAGTCAACCACAATCCCAAGTACACAGGTGTTTGTGGGCGAATACACAACGGTAAGTGGGAGTGTCTGGTTAAACTCAGACTTTGCAAGCGCCCTGGCGGACCCTCTTCAGGTCATTACCGGCACCAACATCGCGGCCAATACTACCGTTGTCTCTGTTGTTTCAAATAGCCTAAAGACGGTCGGTGCCTTAACGGGCGGCTCTAGTTATACGCCTGGGACGTACAATGCAACTGCATTATCTGGCGGCGGGGGCTTCGGTGCGACGGCGAACATAGTTATAGATGGCACGGGCTCGGTTACCTCGGTGACGATTGTCAATAGGGGCTCTGGGTACGTTATTGGGGCGGTGCTGACGGCGACCATCCCTGGGGGAGCTGGCTTCTCTGTTCCTGTTAGTGAGATTTATGTCCAGAGCATTCAGATGTCAAACGCGGCAACTGGATCGGGAACCCAGACGCTAACGTTTAGCTCTCCACTGGATCGGATTCGCGTCTACCAGCATGAGTACGGCGTTAATGAGGTGACTGGCCAGGACTCCGCGGCAATTGAGTCCTACTTTGAGACAAACGACCTGGGTTGGGTATCAGGAGGCCCTGCAGCACCTGCTCCTGTTCCTGGGCAGGCTGGGGTAGCCGGAGACAACAAATGGCTGCGTCTAGAGCGCGTGGAGCCTGATTTTGTACAGACCGGGGACATGAGCCTAGTGATCACGGGGAGGCCTTACGCACAATCTGCCGATGCAACGTCTGGGCCCTATGTGTTTGGGCCTGATACGGGAAAAATTGATATGAAGGAGCAGCGCCGGGAGATGAGGCTGCGTTTTGTTAGCAACGTGGTGAACGGCAACTACCAGCTCGGGAAGGTGTTGCTAAGCGGAGATATCGGCGACGTTCGGGGGTATTGATGGCTGTTTTATATGACCCGCGCTATCATACTTTTGTCTCTTGGGCTGACTTGATGGTGGAGCAGTTTGCCAGCAACCAGCTTGAGATACCAAACCAGAAGACTGATTGGCGGCAGTGGGGTCGAGGCCTCAAGTCTATCGGAGTCTTTGCGAACGAAGCCATTCCAGATCCTGATCAGTACGGAGACTGGTCGGACTGGGCCTCTGCCCTTATTAACACGATGAACGGAAATGTCTGACACTATTTTTGTTGGTATATCTTCATATCGCGACCCGTTACTAGCACACACAATCAAAAGCGCCCTAGACCATGCCAAGTACCCAGAGAGGCTTAGGTTTGGCATTGTTGAACAGGAGGTCTTGGAGCATCGCATAAAGCCAGACTCTTTCTTTGGAGCAGACATCACCTACATTGCGATAGACCCGACGGTCTCGAGGGGCGCCTGCTGGGCTCGGTCTATTCAGATGTCGCTGTACAACGATGAGAATTGGCTGCTGCAGTGCGACTCCCACACCATTTTTGGGGACAACTGGGACGAGTATTTTGTTGAGATGAGCAAAATTTTGCGCATGAGCAATAAGAAGTGCCTGATCTCTAGCTATCCTCGAGGGTTTACCTATAAGAATGGGAAGTCGGCGCCGGTTGCTGATGATGGCAAGGTCATCGGGCACGTTTGTGCAAAAGACGCATCATTTGATTCTGGGACCCCTGTGACTTCAATTCACCCTATTGGAGTAGACTCTTTGGTCCCGGTGAGGGGGTTTTTCATTGGCGCAGGATGTATTTTTGCGCCTGGAAAGTTTGTTTATGACGTCCCGTATGACCCCTATCTTTACTTTAACGGTGAAGAGCACTCCTTGTCAGTTCGGGCCTTTACGCATGGGTGGGATGTTTACCATGCCCCAGCGATGCCGATTTACCATTTGTTTGAAAATAATGGCGGCGACAGCTACAGAAAAAAACATTGGTCGGAAGATGAAAACGAAGATCGTAAGCTAAAATGGGGTACTTTAGACGTGAGAGCCAAAATGCGCCTTTCTGCAATGTTGTTTCGCAGCGAAGATGTTGGACGATTTGGCTTGGGGAACGTTAGGACTTTAGAGCAATTTGCAGATTTTTCTGGGATTGATTATAAAAACAAAACAATCCACGAAAAAGCTAGAACAGGGACATGGTGATATATGGCTGATGCGCTCACAAAGCTAAAAGGGGAATTATTTTTAATAAACAATGCGTCTAATGGCGCGTACTCTAATAAGGCTTTGCAGGCTGACCGTCACGTTACGGCTATGGCGGAGGCCCTATATAACCAATACGGGGTCACTACGCTTAGCGACATTGGCACAAAAACCATTCCGGCAGTCCCTCAGCACTATGAAAAAGTAGATACGGGTAAAAAAGTCAAAATATACTACACCCATAGAGATAAATATCCAAATGGCACCTATGGAAAACCAGTTCAGCGTTGGAGATTGGATCCGGTATATACATCAGTATTGGTTCCTACAAAGCCGGCTTATGAAGTAACAGTAAACAAACTAAACGGCAAAGAAATACCTTTAAATAAATTTGCTTCAAACGGCGAAGGCGAGGGGTATACAAATTACAACTTGCAACCTGTAAAGCAGGCTAATGGTACGACTTTATACGTTCCTGTTACGCAGTGGGGCGACTCAAGCGATTTGAACAAGATCGCCCCAATTCTTTTCCTTGGTCTTTCACTTACAGGGGTTGGTGGGTTAATAGGCGGCGCGGTTGGTCTTACTGGAGCCGCCGCTGGTGCATTTGGAACCGCCGTTATTTCGACAGCAATTCAAGCCGCCGCCAACAAAATCGGAGACGTTGGTGACATTTTTGAGTCTTTTGCAAAGGGATTTGCAGGTGATTACTTAGGGAACCTGGTTGGCCAGGAAGTTGGCAGCGTTATTGATTCTACTTTTGGAACAGGGGACGTTGCAAATGTAATTAAACAGACGGTTGTCGGTGGTACAAAAAGCACGGTCCAGTCAATTATTAAGACTGGCGATGCAGGAGATATTTTAAATACTTTTGCAAGCGCAGGTGTTGGCGCAGCTATCCCTTACATTTTGGGTCAGGTTCCTGAATTTGGCAAGTTGACTGGCGGATCTCAACAAATAATTGCAGATGCGGTAGAAGCAAAACTAAGCAAGCAACCAGTAACAGCCGCTGTGATTGAGTCTGCGATTGCCGCAACAGGAATTATTACAGATTCTGTCAAGGGGCTCGGTTTAACAAAACAACAAGAAAGGCTGTTGGTTTCTGGAATTTCAAATACTGCAACGGCTTTAATTCAAAACAAACCGATTGACAAGGCCCTCATAAATACTCTTGTCAGGGCCGGGCAAAATTCATTTAATGAACTTGCAAGAGCCGGAGTTGACAGTCTTAAAAAAAATCTAAGCACAGGCACTCAACAAAAAATAAGAACATCTGGGGATCTTGCTGCTTTTGTTGAAAAGTCTGCAGTAGATTTAGATGGACTTGTAGATACTATTTCTGCAAATCAAAAAAGACAGTCTGTTCTTCAGGAGAAGCTTTCGACCATCAAGAGCCAGCTGGACCCGGCAATGGCTGAGTTTGATGAAGCTCAAAAAGCGCAGGAAAAGGCAAACAGTGATTACTATAGATTGATTGAGTCTGGCGCTAGCCTTGGAGAAATCAACAATCAAATTAACGCCGTTAATAGGGCAAACGAAAAATACTCCGTCGCATCATCAGCGTTGACAAACAGATGGAACAAATTCAAAGATGAAACTAACGAGATAAACAAAGAGCTTGACACTCTAAAAACAACGATTCCAAAAAACATTCAACAATTCAACAGCTTAAAGAACGAGCTGGCGGCTGCCGGATCAAATCTCAAAGAGTACAACGACAAGCTAAACGACCACACTAAAATTTCTTTTGTAAAGTCGTTAGCCCCGGAATTTGATGCAAAAGAATATTCAGATTTGCATGGGAACCCACCAGAGGATAGCTACGACCATTGGCTGTCTTCTGGGATGTCTCAGCCGGTCAACAAGTCGGAGCAAAGGCTAAAGGACCTGTCTGATAATCAGGGGATTGCTGATGGTTTATCGAAGGCTACAAATGTGCCTGCCTCGATGCTTGACCAGAAAGTTGTTGACAACCTTGCTGACGCCTATAGCGACTACGGCGACCAGACCCCTTCTAGTTTTACGGTCAAGCCATCTGCAGCTAGGGAGTGGGCCGCCGCAGCGTACGAGGCTGGACAAAAAGGACAAAAGACGTTCCAGGTAACGGGAGAGGACGGGGCAGTCTATACCGTCAACACGCCCCCTGAAGCGCTGGCAAAGAAAACAATAGTAAAGGACAAGGCGCCTGCCCTATCGCCGGTCTATGGCTCTTGGAACCCTCCTCCTCTTAGTGTCTTTGAACTCCCAGCTGGGGCAAAGTTTGCTACGCCGGAGCAGATTTACAATCAGAGAACTGCCACAATGCTCCGCAACCCGGACGGCAGTTATGTATGGGTTCAAATACAGAGCGCTCGAGTTCGAGATCAGAAGTACGGGATATCCGACCCTGATGAAATAAAAAAAATTGACCCTACCGCGGCCCTCTCAACTCTACAAAGCATACCGGCAAATCTCCGCCCGGCGTCATTAACTAAAGAGGCCCCGGCAGTTGTAAAATATGCAACTGATTTAGTTGAAAAATTAAGCAAATCTGGGGATTTTGACGTTGCAAGAAATGTTGCGTCAATGGTTACTGCAGGGGCGGCCGGCATTGCGGGAACATTTGCTTTGGTGTCTTCATTAACTGGGGTTAATGCAAAAAACACAGCTGCTGGAGGGGTAGCAGATATTTTAGAACAACTTACAGACACAATAAGAACACCAGAAACAAAAGCCAAATTAAGAGAACTTACTTCAGATGTGAGTAGAGAACAAGGGTTTGGCGGGACTGCCTCTGCAATTGCACGCAATCTTTATAAAAACCCAGAAGTTTTGGGTGTGATTGTTGCGGATGAGCTTCTCGGGGAATTATTTATTGGTGGTATAGCAGGGGTGGCTGCTAAAACTGCAAGATACGCTTCAAAATCATTTGGTGCAACCAAAGAAATATCAAGCCAAATTGCCGCAAGAACAGGTATCGCAGTTGAAGAAACTTCTGAAATATTTGCTGGCGCAAAAGGAAACTTTGATTCTACTTACGACCAGGCTTATTCGGCCGCAATAAAAAGCGGTAAGACGGCCGCAGAAGCCGGAGAGCTTGCTTTTAAGGCGGCCTCATATGTTGCGACAACAACTCTCTTAACCTCTTCTGTTGTAGGAACAAGAAATCCAGACACAATTACAAATTTATTGTTTAACAACAAAAAAACTTATAAAAGTGAAAACTTTAAAGAAGGATTAACGGGGATTGTCAATCAAGCCAAAAAAGCGGCAACTGCAGAGGGCAAAGAGGAGGGTGTTCAAGAGCTCGCTCCCAGAATTGTTGGAGACATATTCATTGCCTCTCAACTTGGTTTGGGATCAGTTGACCTTGGTAAAAATGTGGCGCAAGCTACCTTTGCCTCTCTTGTTGCTGCGAATGTTGGTGGCGCAATGGGGGGAGGAGTTGGCGCGGCAAAAACTTTACAAACAAATCTTAACATTTTAACGAACCCAGATGTTGCAATAGCGGTTGATAAAGCAAAAAAAACCAACCCTAATGATGCTGTTAGCTCAGCCAAAGCAATTTCTTCTGTTTCAGATGCGGCAAAAGCAAGTGGAGTTACCGATCCAGATCTTATTTCTTACATTGTAAACAGTGTCAATTCAAAATTTGCCATTACGCCTGACGAAGTTGATGAAATGTATAAGGCGGAAGGAGCCGGAAATCCAACCGAACAAGTTTACAAGTCTTTAGTTGGATCGGGCGCAAACCGAGAGCGAGATCTAGAAAATGCTAAGGCCGCAATAGATCCAACGTATGTATCTCGAGATGAGTTGCAGAACATTGCAAAGCAGTTTAACTTTGAAGTGCCAGAAGAGGTGGCCGCCAAATATACGGGAGCAGGAAAAGAGGAGGATGTTTTAAAAAAGGCTGCAGTTGAATTTAAAGCTTTAGCGGAAGCTTCTGTAGCAGCTGTCTCCGCCAAAGACGTTGCAGATAAAGCTGCTAAAGATGCTGCTACTAAAGCTGCCGCAGATAAAGCTGCTAAGGATGCATTAGATAAAGCTGCTGCTGAAAAAGCTGCTAAAGATGCTGCTGTTAAAGCTGCCGCTGAAAAAGCTGCTGCAGACAAAGCTGCTAAAAATGCTGCAGATAAAGCCGCTAAAGAGGCTGCTAATGCCAAAGCTGCTGCAGATAAAGTTGTTAAAGATGCCGCTGCCAAAGCCGCTAAAGAGGCTGCTGATGCCAAGGCTGCTGCTGCTAAAGCCGCTAGAGATGCTGCTACTAAAGCTGCCGCTGAAAAGGCTGCTGCAGACAGAGCTGCTAAAGATGCTACTGCTAAAGCTGCTAAAGAGGCCGCTGATGCCAAGAAAGCTGCGGATAAAGCCGCTAGAGAAGCTGCTGCTAAGGAGGCTGAGGCCAAAGCTGCAGCTGTTAAGGCTGCTAAAGAAGCTGCTGCCCAAGCTGCTAAAGAGGCTGCTGATAAAAAAGCCGCTGAAGCCAAAGCCGCTAAAGATGCTGCTACTAAAGCTGCCGCTGAAAAGGCTGCTGCAGACAGAGCTGCTAAAGATGCTGCTGCTCAAGCTGCGAAAGAAGCTGCTGATGCCAAGAAAGCTGCGGATAAAGCTGCCGCTGATAAAAAAGCCGCTGATGCAAAAGCTGCTGCTGATGCCAAGAAAGCTGCGGATAAAGCTGCCGCTGATAAAAAAGCCGCTGATGCAAAAGCTGCTGCGGAGGCTAAAGTTGCTGCCGCCAAAGAAGCTGCTGATAAAAAAGCCGCTGAGAAAAAAGCTTCCGAAGAAAAGCTTGCTGCTGATACTGAAAAAGCTAAAGAAGACCTACTCAAAAATGGCTTGCCTACATATAAAAGCAATATTTCAAAAGTAATTGGCAAGACTGATGAAAACTTAACAACTGCAATAGATAAAATAAAAGCAACATCGCGACCTTCAACGACGGAATTCAAAAAAGCTCTTACAAAAGCTTATGCAGACAGAGACCTGTCGCCCCCTTCGGATTCTTATATAAATAATTTGGCCAAATATAAACAGCTGCCAACATATAAAGATTTAGATACAAATGTCTCTAGACTTGCTGACGAAGCCAAAGCTAGATCAGACAAAATAAATAAAGTTACTACCAAACCGGAGGTGACCGTTACCGCCAAACAAGATGTTAAGGTTACTCCAGAAATTACTGTTACTACTAGTCCAGAAGTTACAGTTACCTCAGACGTTATGGTTACTCCCGTTCCAAAGGTTACGGGTACGCCAGAGGTTACAGTTGATCCAGATATTTCTGTTGAAGTTACCCCAGATACTTCTGTTGGAGTTAGTCCAGATACCTCTATTGAAACCAGTCCAGATACTTCTGTTGGAGTTAGTCCAGATACTTCTGTTGGAGTTAGTCCAGATACTTCTGTTGGAGTTAGTCCAGATACTTCTGTTGGAGTTAGTCCAGATACTTCTGTTGGAGTTAGT